TGGACCGACCCCAGCGTGCCCAAGGACGACAGCGTCGAGCGGCAGACCGTGCCGTACCCCGACAGCCCGCACTACACGATGGCGGTCGACGGCACCGTCGTTGCCGGATTGATCGCGCAGGAGGTCGAGGGCGTGATGCCCGACCTCGTCACGCGCAACCCGGCCTACATCGACGGCCAGCCGGTCGACGACTTCCGCGTGCTGGACACCAGCAATGTCATCTACGCGCTGATCAACGCCGTGAAGGAGTTGAAAGCCGAGATCGAGGAGTTGAAAGCCTCGCTGTGAGCTACATCGAGGAGGGCGGCACCATTGAGCCAGCCACCCGGCCCTCCACCGGCTGAAGGAAAGGTTCTCGGATGGCTGAACGCGGTCAAGGGCCTCACGCTGACCAATGCGCTGGTGATCGTCATGCTGGCCGTGGTTGCCGTCCCCGTCTACGTCATCTACAAGGCCATCGGCGACGAGAAGCTGCTCGACCGCTTCCTCTCCACCTACGAGGAGATCTCCAGCCAGAACGTGCCCTGCACGCTGCGCCACGTGCAGGCACGCGGCGGCCATGCCCAGTGGGCCATCAGCAGTGGCTTCGCCTTTCAGGGCAATGCGCGCTGGTTCGTCAACGTCGGCCTCGATCACGATCCGACCCGCGACGAGATCACCAGCTACTGCGAGACGCTGAAGCTGATCGCGGATAGGATGCTGTCCGGGGATGGTGATGACCAAGGACTGTGAAACACGCTCTCATCCTGCTGCCGTTGCTGCTGACGTCGTGCGCGGCCACCGTGACCTTCAGCGAGGACCAGTGCCGCGTCATGCGGCAGTTGAAGATCAACACCGCGCATTTGTGCTGGAAGCCGAGCGCGGAGAGGAAGACCGTCAGTGACGCCAGTCAGGGCTCCCGCAAGCCAAGCACACCGGAAGGCCACGGCCCGCCGAGCCCGTCGAGCCCGGGAGCCCCTGCGGGAGGCCATCCGGGCTCTGGCGGCGGCAAGCCGGACGGCGGCAAGCCGGGTGGGGGAGGCAATGGTCCGGGCGGCGGTGGCGGCGGACCTGCGGATAATGACGACAATAACGGGCTCGGCAACTCCCCGGGCCACAGCGACCCCTCCAACCCCGGAAATGGGCACGGCCCCTCCAACCCCGGAAAGGGACACGACAAATGACCCTGACCACCATCCTGATCATCATCCTGATCCTCATACTGGTGGGAGGTCTGCCGACGTGGCCCTACGCCCAGAACTGGGGTTACTATCCGGCAGGCGGCGCGGGGCTCCTGCTGATCATCCTCGTGATCCTGATCGTGCTAGGAAAAGTCTAATGGGAAGCTCATCGAGAAATCGCGGCCAAGGCCAAGGCATCACCGGCATGGGCGCGAAGCCCGTGCCGACCACCGAAAACTTCATGAGCCCCGACATCAGCGGCAAGCTGGTCAGCCGGAGAGCCTTCGCCAATCCGTCGATGGTTCCGGCCGGAGGCGGGCTCGTGCGGCCGAAGGCTCCGCCCGGCGCGCTGCAGGGTGCCGCCATGAACTGGGTGCAGCCCGCTGCGGCGCCCGTCAACCCTAACCGCAACCTGCTCGCCAACGTGCTTACCAACAGGCCGGTGCGCTGGGCCGAGGGCGGCGGCGCGATGGGCGGCGGATGGGGCTCCGGCAATCGCGGCGGCTACACGTCGAGCGGCCTCGGAGGCGCGGGCCGATCCGCAGGGCTCTACTAGGGAACCGGGATTGAGTTTCTTGGTTTACGCCGCGTGAATGCACCCCCAGAAGGATCGACCCATGGGAAACCAGACCAACAGGCCCGGTCAGGGCAGCGATAACGACAGGAGCGGCCAGCAGAAGCCCGGTCAGGGCGGACAGGACCGTCCCGGTCAGGGAAGCCAGAGGCCCGGTCAGGGCACACAGGACCGTCCCGGTCAGGGCGGACAGTCCGGCGGTAGCGGCGAATAGGTAGTACAGCGCCACAGGCGAGGCCGCTGGGAGGCGTTCGCGGGTCGGGACGGTATCCGGTGCCCCGGAATGCGAACGCCTCTGTACGGGCTTCCTAGGCGAATATCCACAGGGCGAGGCCGATCAGCACCAGCCACATGACCGTCGAGATGACGATGGCGGCACCGAGGCCCCGGTAGAAATCACCCGGCACTGCTCAGCTTCTCGCGCAGGGCGTAGCCCTCGAACGCCCAGAGTTGCCTCAAGGCGTCTTCCTTGGAGAATTTCCGGCCAAGCTCCTCGTCGAAGTTGTTGCCATCGGCCGGGGCCGACTTCCCGACCACGGCGAAGCCGTTCTTCATGAGCAGCACGCAGATCGTCATGTGCGGGATGCTGGCCGGATTGATGAACTCGGTGTCGACGATCTTGGCCAGCATGCCGTCGAGGGTGACGCGGTTGGGGGTCTTCTGCACTGCGGCGGAAGCGTCGTCGCTGGCGCGCAGGGAGGACAGGTCGGGCAGTGGCTGGTCGAGGCGCTTGTTCAGACGTTCAAGATCGGTTTCTACGGGCATCTTAGCTTCTCCGTTTCGGGCGGTTGGAATAACCACCCCGGCGAGAGCCTAACAGAAAACGGGAGCCCAGACAGCAATCAGGGCTCCCGCTCTTCGTCGCCGTATTCTCCCTAGGAGGGGATCAGAACATATCGGCGGCGGTCTCGTCGACCTCGCCATCGTCGAACACCGAGGACGCTGTGCCCCGTCCGTCGATGCGCGGCGTGTCGGTCTTGACGATCTGCACGTGGTTGAGCGCGAAGCTCACGCCCTTCTTGCCGGAGTTGATCCAGCCATAGGGAGTGATGTTGACGCGCACCAGCTGGCCCGCCCACACCTCTTCGGGGAGGATCACCTCCTGCCTCTGGGCGTTGACGATGCCGGGCTTGGACTTGGTCCACGGGTTGATGAAGATGAAGCCTTCCTCGAAGCCTTCGTACTTGCCCTCCTTCTCGGCCGCGTCGCGGAACGGCATCTTGACCGAGTTCAGCGCCACCTTGTCGCCGAACTTCTCGCGTGCGGCGGCAATGCAACCGTCCTGCATCGCCTTGAATGCCGGGGTTTTCTGCTGGGCCGGGGAGAAGATCACCGTGGTGGAGAACACCGCTTCGCCACCCTCGGCGCGGGGCCGTGGCTTGAAGAGGTGCGGGAATGCGAGGGTTCCGTAGGGAGAGTTAAACATGGCCATGGGGGCCTCCGTTGCTTGCGTTGCGTGTCGTTCGATTTGGCGAACCGACGAAAGGTAGTCTTAGACGTTGAGTATGTCAACACCGTCGTCGAAAATATCTGCAGCCATGGAAGATTTGTAAGACTTGAAAGCATCGCAGTCGGGTTTACGCACGCACCAGCGACAATAAGGACCGACTTTTTCTGTCTCGTCGCCCTTCTGGATTGCCCGTACGGCGGGCCGCAGCAGCCGCTGGTTCCAGTCGTAAAGCTCCTCCATCGACACGACGTGCGTCTTGGGCTTCGGGTCGAGCCGGGGCTGCACGACGGTCAGGTAGACGGTGTCGAACAGGTATTCCCTCCAGAGGGTGTTGATGGCCGACAGCGCGTAGATCTTCAGCTGCGCGCTGTTGGGCTCCACCGGCACGCCCATGCCGTATTTGAGGTCGGCGACGTGCAGGTTCATGTCCTGCCGGGCGGCGCAGTCCGTGGTGCCCCAGACGAGGGATTTTTTCCTGTCGGCGCCGAGGAAAACCTTTGTTTCGACGTGGACTTCGGAGCAGGTTTTCTGGAGCCCCTGCACGAAGTGGATGTAAGGGTTCAGGGCTCTCAGCATCGGGAGCCCGACGATGAACTGCTGGCCCTCGACGGTGATCTTGCCCGGCGGAAAGAGATCACCGCCGATGATCTTCTCGGCGATCCTGTGCGCCGCCGTGCCCTCCCTCGCGTACTGCGAGGAAGGGCGGGTCACTCCGTCGGCCTTGGTGATGGAGGCAGGACATGAGAGCCACATAGCCGCCGACGAGGGGGACATCGCTGCGTGGTCGGTCATGGCTTTAGCTCCTCGCCAATCCGGTCGGCTTCCCTGCCCAGCAGCCGCTCGACCTGCAGCTTCAGCGCGTCGCGCTGCTCCAGCAAGGCCCGGACGCCTGCAACCGAGAAGTACGCCTGCTTGACGTTCCTGTGCCGCGCCAGATGCAGGCGCAGCCGGTAGATTGGATCGAGATGCTCCTGCAGCCGGTCTTCGATATCGTCGCTCATCCCTCGTCTCCGTCGATGATCTTGCGAACGCCGTCCAGCACGTGCCGCATGTTGCTGGCGCTGATGGCGTCAAGCGACATGCCGTGTCGAACCAGCACCCGCCGCGCCTTCTGGAGGTCGGGCTCAGGAAAGACTTCCAGCGGGTAGGCGTCACACCACTGCGTGATGCGATGCAGCTTCTCCTCCAGCGCGTCGATCTTCCGCGCTTGGGCGGCAGCGCCCGCCGAGATGTATGCATCGTGGCTCATCCCCGGAACGCCTCCAGTTTTTCTATCAAGGCAGTGTACTCGGCCACCGTCTTCTCCTGCTCGGCGTCCATCTTCTGCAGCCGGTCCTTGAAGGCGACGATCTCGGTCGAGCGCTTGGCGAGGTGCAGGCTCTCGGCCTTGATCAGGGCTTCCCTGACTTGGGCCAGCATGGCGGCGGCGTGGGCGACGTAGGCCTTCGGGTCGGCCAGCGCGAAGCCCTGCGCCGCCAGCCGGTCGAGCGCGGAGCCCTGCTTCGGCGGGCTCGTCGACATGTCGTGGAACGTCGTCTTGGTCTGGTCATTCATGCGGTTTCTCCTTTTGCGATGGCGTCCCGGATCAGCGGGAACTGCGAGGCGTCGATCTCCGGGAAGCTCTTCGCACCCTGACCGTATTTTTCAAGCACGTGCCGGACGACTTTTACCTTCCCGGCGGTGAAAAGCTCCGCGAGCTTGGCGATGGTCTCCTTCTTGAGCTTCTCGTTGGCGACGGCATCAGCGCTGCCGTTGCCTTGGATCGCCTGCTCTAGGACGTCCGGCTCTTCGGCTTCGGCTTCCGCTTCGGCAACCCCGGCAACGATGTCTTCGAAGGGCTCTTCGTCGACGGGCTCCGGAGTTGTCGGAGGTCCGGCTGGCGTGGGGTTTGTCGCCCTGTGCTTGCGCTTCGGGGCGACGTCCTTGGGGAGGTCCCCATTCTTCTGCTCCTTCTCCGGCTTGGGGGCGTCGGGCTTCGGCGACAGCTTCGCGATGGCGTCGACGGCGTGCCGGTCGACCAGAAGGTCGAACAGCCCCCGCCGCAGGTCGTCGCCGCTATCGGCGTCGATGGTGATGTGGATTTTCATTCTTGTTGCTCCGGTTGGGTCTGGGGTTGCTGCTTTTCGAGCAGAAGGGCTGCACGCAGGAGCAGCGCCTGCATGGCGCTGTCCTCGTCGTGCCATGTCGCTTCCTCGCGCAGGAGCGCGATGAACTGCGGCATGTCGGCTTCCGACACCGCACGGCGGGTCAGGATCACGAAGGAGGTCAAGGGCTTCTTCTTGCGCTTCACTGGAACAACTCCCCGAAGTCCTTCGCCTTGCGGGCGAGGATGGCTTGGATGCGGTCGTCGATGGTGCCGTGCGCCGTCAGGAAACGGGCCACGACGGCTTCCTTCTGGCCGATGCGGTGCACGCGGCAGGCGGCCTGTACGTTGTCGCCGACACTGTAAGTGGCCTCGACGAAGACGACGTCGCTGCACTGGCACTGCGGTCCCACCAAGGTCAGCCCGGTCCCGGCGGCTTGGATGTTGCCGATCAGCAGGGACGTCGGATGTGATTTATCCACGCCGAGGAAGCGGTCTATGGAGCCCTGCCTTTCCGCCGGGGTCGAGGCTCCCGTGATGACGGCCGGGCTCCAGTCGACCAGTCCCTCGGCGAGCTTCTCGATCACCTCGCGGTGATGCGCGAAGACCAGAAGCTTCTTCGGCTTCGGCAGGTTCTCAAGGAAGTCGTCGATGTACTCGATTGCCGATGGCGTCTTGGCGATGCCGAGCAGCCTGCGCAGGCGCATGATCGCCTCGTCGCCGCTGGCGCCGGACAGGTACTTCAGCAGGGCCTCGTCGGACAGCCCGGCGGGCAGCGACGGCAGCGCCGTCGGCTTGACCTGCAGCGGCACGACGTCGTAGCGCACCGGGGGCAGGTCCCTGAGGACGTCTTCCTTCCTGACCCGGATCATGAAGGGGGCGATCTTCTTCCTGAGTTCGGGAAGGTTCCGGGAACCCTCGATGACGCGCACCTCGGCCCCGGTGCCGAAGCGCTTCCTGACGACCTGACAGAAATGGTCCTCGAACTGGTACTGCAGCAGCTGGCGCCCGGAGCCATCCCTGATGGCTTGCGGGAACAACGCCTTGAGGATCGGGTAAAGCTCGCCCGCGTGATTGGGCGCCGGGGTGCCCGACAGCGGGATCACGTAGCCGAGCTTGGGCAGCATCTTGC